AGAAAATAATTATGGATATGTTACATTTGAAGTCGATAATGCAAAAATTATTAATTCACCATATCGAGTCCCAAAAAAACCAAGAGTTAGAATTAAATTTAATGATACCGATGCGTCTGATATTAAAAAATTAATTGCAACAATTAGAAAAAAATATAAAGTTCAAGATATATCTATACAACGTAGTGCAAATCATATTGAAAATAATCAAAATGGATCAATTGCAATTGGAAACGTTAGAGATGTAGAACATCAAAATAATTTAATAACACAATTTATTGAGGAAAGTTATCCTGATGCAGACAAAAAAGAATTAGATGCAATCAGACATATTAATAGAACAATTAATTCTAAATTACCTGTTTTAGAATCTGTAAGAAATGTAACATGGTATCCTGTATCATTTGAATTTAGTAATATGTTTTCATATGGAGAAAAAAATAAAGTAGATTTTTCAAAATTATCAGACGTTATAGGATTGTTTGCAGCAAATGCATCTGGTAAATCATCGTTACTTGATGCTATAACATATACTATATTTGATAAATGTAGTAAAACAAGTAAATCAAAAGAAGTACTAAATAATAAAAAGTCTGGATTTAAAGGTATATTTAAATTCATGTTAAATGACAAATTATATACTATTGAACGAGAAGGTATAACATTAAAGCATGGTCATGTAAAAGTAAATGTTAATTTTTATAATGAAGATCAAAACTTAAACGGTGAAGAAAGAAGTGATACTAATAAAAGTATTAGAAGATATTTAGGAACATATGATGATTTTATTTTAACAGCATTCTCATTACAAGCAGATAATAATAATTTTATAGAAAAATCTCAACGAGAAAGAAAAGATTTATTATCACAATTTTTAGATACAACGGTATTTGAGCAATTATATTATTTAGCTGCTGAAGAAATAAAAGAAACATCTGGTAAATTAAAAGAGTATAAAAAAACAGACTTTGGATCTATAATAAAAGAATCAGATGATATTATTATTGCAAATCAAGATACAATAATTGAATTAGAAAAAAATGATAATGAACTGCAAGAATCGAGAAATAATCTACAAAATGAAATAGTAGAATTAATTGAATCAAAACAACCAATGTCGTATGAAGGTCCTACTATTAATAAATTACAACAAGAAGAAACAGTTTTAATACAAGATATAGAAGACATAGACGTTAAAATTAGTTCATTAGAAACAGAAATTAATGATACTAAATCTAATATATCTTCATATCAAACAACTATAGATTCAAAACAATTTAAAAAAATATCAAATGAATTATCAGATATTATCAAGAAAAAAGATATATTATCAAATGAAATAAGCACACTAACAAGTTTAATATCTTCACAAAAAAAGAAAATTGATCATTTAAAGACTCATGAATATGATCATACATGTAAGTATTGTATTGAAAATATATTTGTAAAAGATGCATTAGAAGCAGAAAGATTACTTCCTGGAAATGAATTGCATTTAAAAACAAAACACGGAGCGGTACAATTCTTTCAACAACGAATTGATAAATTAAATTCTTTAATTCATGAATATCAAGAAAAAATAAATTTAAAAAATTCAATTGAAAAATTAGAATTACAATTACAAATATTTGAAAGTGATATGCAAACAAAAGAATCAGAATTAGAAACTAATGCTGAACGACAAGAATTATTTCGTAAAAATGAATCTGCTATTACATATAATGAATCTATAGATAAAAAAATAGATTCTAAAAAGAAACTTATATTAGAAACTACAGAGTTAATAAAGAATATAACTAATAAAATTAAATCTAATCATGGTGAAATTGAAGTAGCTAAAACAAAAAAGAAAACAGCTTTAGAACAATTAGAAACATATAAACAATTGGAAACAGAATATAAAGCATATGAATATTATTTACAGTCTGTAAAGCGTGATGGTGTTCCATACGAATTAATTAAAAAAGCATTACCTAAAATTGAAACAGAAATTAACAATGTTTTAAATCAAGTAGTTGATTTCAATATGGTATTAAATACAGATGGTAAAAATATAAATGGTTATATAATTTATGATGAAGATAATTTTTGGCCATTAGAACTAACATCTGGAATGGAAAGATTTATTTCTTCATTGGCAATTCGTGTAGCATTAATTAATGTATCAGCATTACCAAGACCTAATTTTATTGCAATAGACGAAGGATGGGGTAGTTTAGATAGAGAACATATTTCTGCAGTAACAAATTTATTTGAATATTTTAGAACAAAATTTGATTTTTCAATTATTATATCTCATGTTGAATCAATGAGAGATATGGTAGATAACTTAATTGAAGTTAATAAGATAGAAAATTTCAGTCATATTCAACATGTTTGATATTTATAAAAAAGAAACTTGATGAATGGCTCGAAAACTTGCTACATATAAAGGATATGATACATTAAATACGTATTATTCTGATTCTTCACTATTATCACCAGATATTTTTGATATTAGTTTTTTTCCAAATAATTTAACTGTTGGTAAAAATTTAATTAAATTTCGTGGTAATTTAAATTCTTTAAAAGTAGGAGCTCCTATAGATGTTGAGATATTGGATTCAAATGGAGATACTATATATTCAGAATTTATAGATTATATAGATCAAGATGGATCTAGAGTACTTTCAATATACATATATGAAGATACTGCTCCTGGTAATGCAACTATAATATTTGTTACAGAAATAACAAAGATTAATAATCAACAAATTCCTAATAATTTTCAAAATCAATTAAATGCTAAATGGACAAGAACTATACCAGTCAACCCATTAGATTTAAATACATCAACTGTTATTTTTGATGATTTACCAAAAGTAACAATATCAGAAAATGTTGGAGTTCAATTAAATAGAACATATACAAACGGACAATTTCCAATTTATAATACAGGACAAATAAGTTTTATATCACAAAATAATCAACCAACTGCAATTTTAACTGGAGGTAAATTTAACGGAGATATGATTAACGGTACATTGTCAGTACCGACCCCATCTAATCCTTTACCTACATCTGATATTAATGCTAGCTCAACTTCATATACTAGTACTATTAGTAAAGTATTAAATGACACTACATTGCAATTAGATTTTCCATATGAAGTTTTTGATACTCAAAGCAATTTATCACATACGTTTAATAGTTTTGATAATTCAGCATTTCAAATTGAATATGAAGCAACTCCTCAATATACTCCAACACAAAATTCAGAATCATTTGCATTAATACAAATATCTGATTTAGAACCTGACACTGGGGATATTTCTAGAATCAAAGTGTATTTAAATTCTGCAGGAACTGTTGGAACATTTGAACAAGTTAATGATATATTATTACCAAATACTGAAATATTTATTGATTCTACATCATCATTAACACCAGACAAATCTTTAGGAATTTTTGAAACACAAAGCACCATTGATACATATTGGGAAGGACATTCATATCAAGGAAAAACAGAAATAGCTGCTCCTACATTAACTTGGACAACAAGCTCAATAAATAATGCAACTGCTATAGCAGGAACATTAGATTTATCAAATTCAAATAATGTATATACATTTCAATTGAAAGATCAATTTTCTGGTATTTTTGTAAGCCAATCAATGTATACAGTAACATTAGATGCATTTGCACAAAAATCTGGTAACATAAATCCTATATTATCAATTTATGCATCTGGCTCTGCATTTACATTTGATTCAACTGATAATTTTAATCAGGAACTTCCAAAAAAATTAGGTAAAAAAATTGGTGAAATAGAATGCTTAGGAACTTCAAAAAGATATGATGACATATCATTTGAATTTAATTCTGATCAATCTGGCACTGGAGTATTGTTATTTGTAATTGAATCTGGAGATTGGCAAATTTCTGATATTAGAACATTAACTGATGCAGAATATGGATATACTCCAAACTATACAAGATTTAGAACAGAAATACCAACAAAAATTAAATCTGGCAATCAATTATCATTTAAAATTGAATATTATAATAGATTAGGAGATAAATCAAATACTGTTAATTTTGTTAGAAACTTAAATTTTGAAGGTGGTAATAGATATATAGACGGTGGATTTTCAATGTTAACTGGATCTTTATTTGTTGCTAATACATTATCATCTGGTGTAGAAATATCTGGATTACAAAATACTGGATATATTAGATCATTAGGTTATGAAGGATTCAATCAAGCAACTGGATCTGGCGCTGGAGGATTCTTATTATTTTCTGGATCTGCATTACCGCAACAATCAGAAACTATATATCAAGGTGTAGGATTAGAAATGGTTTCTGATGCAAATAACTTTTTTAGATATAGAACAAATCCGAGTATATTAGATGTTCATACAGAAACATTTTTCTTAGGCAATCCTTCAACACAATTTATATCCGGATCAAGTGGAAACCTAGAAATTTCATCATCAAAATTCCAATTAAATACAGACGGTACAATAAATGCCACCGGTGGAACAATTGGAGGAACTATAATTGAAACAGATAAATTTAAATCTTCAACAAATCTAGGAACTCCAGATTCCAGTCCATCATTTGAATTAACATCAGCTGGTGTTATATCTGGATCAGAAGCTTATTTTAGACGTGTTTCTAATCTTACAGGAGCTGGTGCTGAAGTAGTACCTTTATTAGATACAAGGATAGGACTTGTAGATGGAAGAAATATGGGAAGACAAGTTGTTTCAGTATCACAATCATTTTCTAGAAATGCTGCTAGTGGATTTCCTAATTCAAATACATCTGATTTTGATGTAGTTGCATATTATTATTTCCATTTATTACCATATGAAAATAGTTTAATAATACATGGACGACAGTATACATCCTGCGGCGGAAGTTTATCTACGGCTCAATCGATTAGAGGACAAACAAGATTTACTTTTAAAACGTTATCAAATTCTGGGTCGATGTCTAGCAATAGTTTAACAGTTCCTACTAATTATGATAATTGGACTTCTATGGGATCTGGAGGAGTTAAAACATTTTTAACTTCTAGGAGCCAATCAGACGGAACTAACGGATTAGGAATAACAGCACATGTATTTCAAGGAGACGAAGCTCTTATAGTAGATATACCAGAAGCAAATCAATCTAAATTAGTTCAAGTAACAGTAGAACAGAGTTTAGCAGAATTCGGTCCTGGTACTCCAGCAAGTAGTGCAAATCATGCACTCCGACTTGATAATTTTGGAGTAATAGCAACAAGATCGTTAACAGCAGCAAATATTGCACAAGCACAAGGGGACTTTCCAGGATTTACTAGTTAAATAATTAATAATGATATTTATATAAAATGAACAACGTAACAGTATTATTTCCAGGAGGCTTTAAGCCAATAACAGGAGCACATATGGCTCTTGCTCAAAGATACGCTCAAAATCCTAGTGTTGATAAAGTCATCATGTTGATAGGTCCAAAAGAGCGAGAAGGTATAACAAGAGATACTAGTATAAAAATGTTTAATTTGTTAAACAGAAACAATAACATTGAAATACAATCAACAGATTTTAATTCTCCTATAATGGCTGCATATGAATATCTATTTGCATTACCAGAAGACGCTCAAGGTCAATTTGCATTAGCTGCATCAGAAAAAGATGAAGATTATGTTCGAGTAAAAACGTTTCTACCAAATGTAGATAAATAT